CTCCAAATCTGTGCAAACTGGTCATCGTCCTGATTGGGTGTACTTGTAATAATACATTTACCACCTGTACTTAATGTAGGCGACAATGCAGTCCAGAACTCTCTGGCGATATTGGGCCTAACGAATGCAAACTCGTCTAAATATGCTAAACTGATACTTAAACCACGTCCGGTATTTTCTGTTGTTGCTTGTGCTACAATACGGCTACCATTATCAAATTCAATACTACCTTTGTTATAACTAACAGCACCACTACGTAAAAAATCCGGCAAAGTTTCATATGCAAATCTTATACGTTGCATAATTTCCTGAGCACCACTGTATTTGTGTGCGGCTATTAGGATTGTTTGGTCAGCATTAAACATAGCATACCATAGTAGGTATCCTGCAGCGGCTGTTGATTTTCCCATCTGTCTACTAATAAGTGCAATACTATATCTATAATCATGGTAAGTATCCACTAGTTCTCTTTGAAAGTCAAACAGATCGAACTTCATTCTGCCTTTTACAGGATGTTGTATCCAACAATGTTTTGTCATAAAATATTTAGGATCTTGCACACATTTTGCAAGTTCCAGCATTTGTTCCTGTGTAAAACTTTCTTTGCGATAGGGTTTTTTAACAAGGTCTGTGTTTGCTGTACTCATACGGGTATTTAGCTCAAAAAAAGAGCCCACATTGTGAGCTCAGTATTCCTAAGGTAGTTAGGATTTATATTCCTGCAAGACGTTTAATGTCCTCGACGCTTTCGTCATAATCACCTGGATATGCCATCTCGTCACTAGTGGACCATTTTAAAAGACGTTCTGCCATTGCTTTTGCTTCAGGTTTGGTCATTTGTACATAACCAGTTTCACCAGTTGTAAGTTGTACACTTAATCCTTTGTCTTTTCCTCCAGCGAACTGTTTTATATGAACATCGCCGATTTTGCCCATTTCTGTGCCTTCTGTTACATTTGCCATTGTTATAGTCCTGCTAACTGTTTTAGTAAGTTAATGTCATCAGTTAATGCGTCTGCTGTTTTAGCGTCCATTTTAACTTTATATGTTTTACCATTAAATGAGAATTCTTTTTTACCTGCTTTTTTAGCATCAGCTGCGGCTGTGTTAAATGCGTTATCTTCTTCAACATCTGCTTCGTCTACTGTAGCTTCTGTTACTTCTTCTTCCACTGCATCTTCGTCTACTGCTGACACTGCTTCTTCTACTGGTTCTTCATCTAGAGATGGTTGAGTTTCGTCTTCAGTAACAACTTCTGCTTTACCTTTATATTCTTGGTATGCTTCCATCATATCTTCTACAGTGTGATCTACAATTGCTTCATCAACTTTTACTGGTTGCCCATTTGCACCCAAGTAACGTCGTAGGCTTGTGTCTACTGGCTCACCTTTTGGTAAGTCTGTTACACGTGATTCTGGCTCGCCTGTATGAGCGGGTGTATTTGCCCATTCATCTACGATTTCATCTTCGTGTACTTCACCCATTTGTGCTAAACGTTGTAGAATTGCATACATATCTGGGTTTGCTGTAATAGCAGCATCTTGTGAAGGTTCGCATCCGCAGTCTTCTTCTACTTCAGCTTCTGTTGCAAGTTCTTGTTGCTTTACAAGGCCCGCAAGTTTCACTAATTCGTCGATACTATTGATTTCCATTTTAGTTCCCCTTGTACTCTGTGTTGAGTTCTTTGCGAGCTTTGTTTAACTCGTCTAAAAATTTTGTATTGTATTGATCACCAAAGTGATCTTCGGCTTTATGATCTTCTGCTTCACTATACTCTCCGTCAAGTAACAGTGCAGTTGATTGCTCCTCAGCAGGGCCTTCCATACTAGCTTCATCTTCTTTAAAAGCTGGTTCTAGTTTGTTTCTAACCTTAATCTGTCCTTCGCCAATACCAATTTTTTGTACTAGTTCATTTACTAGCATTGATGGACTCATTGGTAAGTTAGTCTTAAAGTCCATAATATATACTTCTGATGCGCCCATGTTTACAAAGTCCATTGGTGCACTCTGAAGAATTGTGCGCTTTGGAGTTCCGATATCAAACGCCTCGTACTTACGCAAGTGCTTTTCCAGCTTATCAAGCTGATCTTCGGAAAGCTCACAGCATGTTTTTAAGCGAAACTCATGAGTTTTTGCGCTTTCCATTAAATATTCGTTCAATGTTTTCATCTTAATACTCCTGTTACGACTATTTAGCAAATTAATCAATTTTTACTGTGTACTTGATCTAATATACTCTTAAGTAGATCGTTTCTATCTAATATTACTTCGCCTGTGCCTTCTATAGCACTGGGATCTTCATCTGTTCCCTTGGCTTTTTCCATCTGCCAATCTAGTTTCTTTTCTTCTAGATCCAGCTTCTGTTTTTGCATCTGCATTTGTATTACTTTTAGTTTTTTGTCCATTTTTGCCTGTTTAGCTGTAATTGCATTGGCCATCATTTTTGCTGCACTGTCAAATACAGGAGCGGCATGCCTATCTTCTACATTTTGTCCCAAGTCCATTAGTGTTTGAAATGCATCCATAGCATCAACTGCATAACTATCCATGTCTTTGTCTAATGCTTCTAGGTTTTTTACTGGTGTGAGTGCTTGATCTATTTTGTCCACTTCAGCTAATGTTTGTTTTAGCTCGTCTAAGTTTTCTGCAACTGGATCTACTAAAGTATCTAATACTTTAATTTCTGGCTCTTCTGGTATTGGAGGTAGATTAAAAGTTTCCTCTAATTTTTTGGTCATCTTTTCTTCCTTTTTGGTTTACTTGCTTGTGGTGCTCTAAACAATTCGTTTTCTGTAATAATACGAAAACCTAAACCCTGTTGATTAGCCCATTGTCTAGCAATTTTCCATTTAGCTTCATTTATAACGGCGGCCGCTTTATCATGCATACTTTTTGCATTTCCCATTATTTGTTTACTGGGTTTTACTTCTATTATTTCTGCATGCTTTTTGCCGTTCATATCCTCATAAATTATAAAAAAGTCTGGCACATATGTGGTTGCTTTACCTGTAAGAGGATTTCTATATGGTATTCTGTGTGCTTCACTTGCCCATCCTAATATATTAGGGTGTTTATCACACATACGCATAAATTGCAGTTCCCAACCACTACGATAAATTGGCATACGTTTACCAATATACTTTTGTTTGTTGACTGGTTCGTAGGTTCCTTGTTGATACTTTGCCATATAGGTATTTATGGACTTGAGAATGATGCGTCAACATCAGGACGATCATTGACTTCGATTTTCTCTGGTTGTAATACTGCGTTCCATAAAACGGAGCCGCTATCACTGTAACTTAATGTATCTCCAGTGACGCTGATAAGCATACAGTTAGTCAATTTTGTTGTCCTTACATTGTTAGCATGTCCATATTGTCTAACTTTAATTACTGGAAAAAAGTATCTATCACCAAATCCAGGTGTAAATCCCATATTAGTATCAAAAACTTCTCCTAATACAGAGTCTGCATCGCCTGACGCTACAAGTGAGCTACTATCAGATGAAGTAATACCGTTTGACATGTTGTAATAGTTAGCAATATATTTTTTAAGTAAGTTATGAAATTTACCGTCATTTGTGTCGTAAAAGTTTACTGTTAATTGACCATAATTTAATTTCGTTTGTACTACACGTTTTCTATTGTATTGATTTACTATTTGTGTATCAAAACTATATCCAGGAAGTGTAAGGTCCTGTATTCTTGGAAAATAAAGATTTTTATTGGGTGTTTCTATTTCCAGACTAAAGTTAAAGCGTTGTCTAGGTATCGCCGTATAAGTACCTTCGGTCCCAGCTTTTGTGCCGGGACCAAAAAATACTTCACTTGCGTGTTGACGAATAGACATTGGCTAACTCTATCCTATTAACCATTTGCTGTAGCTTGATCAGAACCGTTATCGCTACCTGCAATGAATAGTTCTTCTGTGCCAGCAAAGTGTTGTGCATTGTCGTAACGGATAGTAACTGTTACAATTTGTGCTTCACTTGTTGCATAGTTGCTTTCGCCATATGCTACGTTTTGGATATAGCATCCATATAATTCCCACTTGTCTAGTGTTGTTGCTTCTGCATTTCCACCGTCTAGTGTTTCAATATTACACTGGAATTTATAAGCTGAACCCGCTTTAGGGCTTGCTTGGTTAACCATGTCAATTTGATTACTCATTTGATTGTCAATTTGTTTAATAACGCTGTTTCCAACATCATCGCGGATTGTAATTGTTACCGCTTCCCAAGTATGCTTACCTGCTAGGTAAATACGTGAATTGTAAGTATCTAATGTTACTTCGTCATGACTTAGTGTCGGACGAGTTACACTAACTACATTACTAGTTGTCACTTCACTAGTATCAAATCCAAATGATACACGGAAACGATATTGCATTTTCGGCATAATGGTACCTGGAGCAGTGTTGCTCGTTGTAGGTACACTTAAATTTGTTAATACAGCCATTGTCTATCTCCTCTTAAGAAAAGTTTTGTATAACTATATTTATGACTTTTTGTCAAAAAAAGACCGGCTTAAAGCCGGCCTTTAAGTTATATGTAGAATTCTTAGCTCAGTGCGCCTGTGTTAACAATTCTAATTGGAATGTAGATGAATTC